ATCAGATCCAGCTCAACAAGGCCGTGGCTGGCGCGTCGAAGCGGACGATCCTTGAGACCCAGTGGGCTTGGAATCGAAAGACCCACGACATAGACATTACGCCGCTTGTTGCGGCAACCCTGGCTCATGGTCATGTGCAGCGTATCCGCGCGACTGCTTCTGTTGGCCCTCGCCGTATCTACTGACCCGTGAAGGGGTGATCGTGGCCGCACCAGTGACCCCAGCGGAATGGCTGCCGATCCTTGAGGACCGGTTGACGAAGCGCCGCCCCGAGATTGACCGTTTGCGTTCTTACACGAATGGCAACGCGCCCCTGCCTGAGATGGGCCACAACCTTAAGGCGTCGTGGGACCGTTTTCAGAAGAAGGCGCGCACGAACTATGGCGGCCTGGCGATTAGTGCGGTTCTGTCGCGTTGTGTGCCGCAGGGTGTGACGGTTGCTGGCAATGATGCGGCTCAGGCGGCGGTGGAGCGTATCTGGCGTGACAACCGGGCGCGCATTCAGATCAAGCGTGCCATGTGGGATATGGATGCTTGCCGTGTCGGTTACCTGTTGGTGTCTGATGATGGCGGGCGTGCGGTGTTGTCGTCGCGCAAGCCGGAGTCGTTCATTGCTGCTGCTGACCCGTTGAAGCCGTGGAAGGCTCGCGCGTATCTGTCGATTTGGGATGACGCGGATGCGAAGATGCGCTACGCGTATGTGGGCGTGTTTGGTGAGGGTCAACTGTTTTCCCGCCCGCTTGACCCGAACGCGGTTGGTGTCCTGTCGTCGTGGATGCAGGATGGTGACTCTGACGCGTATGAGGGCGACCCGAAGGTGGTTATCCTCGAGCGCCCGGACGGCGTGGCCCTCGTGGAGCCGCACTTCGACCTCATCGACCGTATCAATCACGGCAAACTCAACCGCCTTGTGGTGACGGCGCTACAGGCGTTCCGCCAGCGTGCGCTCAAGCCGAAGGATGGCGGCGGGCTTCCCCAAGAGGACATTGACGGCAACCGCATCGACTGGGCGAAGGCTTTCGAGCCCGCACCCGGCGCACTGTGGGAACTTCCCGATGGCATTGAGGGCGTGTGGGAGTCGGAGCAGGTTGACATTCGCCCGTTGCTTGACGGTGAAAAGACTGACGCCCGCGACTTTGCCGCAGTGACGCGCATCCCCATTTCGGTGTTTACGCCGGAGGGTGCGAACCAGTCGGCTCAGGGTGCATCCGTGTCTCAGGATGGTTTGTATTCGCAGGCCGCTGAGGAAATCGAGACGGTTCGCCCTGGCGCTGATATGGCGTTCGTGTATGCGTTGCAGGTTGAGAAGGTGGACCTTGCCGGTGCGACCGTTGAGGTCCAGTGGGCACCCGTCGAGCTCGTGACGTTGGCTGAACGTTACGACGCGGCCACTAAGGCGAAGGCTGTTGGTCTGTCGATGCAGACTATTCGCCGCGACATTCTTGGTATGACGCCCACGGAGATAGCGGCCGACGATTTGGCCTCAGCGGACGACGCGCTGACGGCGGCGATGGCGGCCCCAAGTGTTGCAACCCCGTGAGCGTGCGGCGGTAGTTCGTGCCCATGATGCGGCGGTGTTGCGCGTCAAGACGGTCACCACGGATGCGTTGGTTGAGGCGTGGAATAACCTGCCCGACCATCGTGACGTCAACGTTGAGCGGTTTGCTGCACAGGCTGCGGCAAGGGTCCAGGCAGCGACGAAGCGCACGGCGAACCTGACCGATGCGTTTGTGACTCGTGTACTCGCTGATGGTGTGGCTAGTCCAGGAATTGTGGACACGTCGGCCATGCGTCCTGGCGTGACGGCGCAAGAGGAATACATGCGTCCAGCTAAGACGCTGTGGACTTCACTGGGCAATGGGTCGGCGTATGGCGTGGCGGTTGCCGAGGGCGCGACTCGTCTGGCCGGCCTGATTGCCACAGATATCCAGCTCGCTAAGACTCGCCAGTTTGCCGCATCCACCGAGGGTCGCAAGTCGGCATCGGGTGGCTTTCGGCGCTACGTGACGGGCCGAGAGAACTGTGCGCTTTGCCTGATCGCGTCGACGCAGCGGTATCGCCGTGGCGACCTGATGCCCATTCACCCCGGCTGCGACTGTGGCGTTGAGCCCCTGCGTGATGGTGAGAACGTCGGCCAAGTCATCGACCCGGCGCGACTCGAGGCCACGCAGAACTGGATCGAGTCCGCAGTGGGTGGGTCTGACCGCTCGGCCCGCGATCTCGGCTTTGGCAAAACCGTCGAGTACAACACGACCGGATCTGACGCTGCGGGCAACACGCGCTTCTCGCGCAACGTCCGTAGCGCCGACTACACCGACCTGATCGCCGTGCAAGAGCACGGGGAGTACGGCCCAACTCTCTCTTGGCGTCAGCACTCATTTACGAGCGCTGACGACCTGTAAGCCACCGCCGAGACGGCGGGAAGTATCACCTACCCGAGATGGGATGCACCATGACTGTGCCTGTTGAGACCACCCTGGCTCCCACTGCTACCGCAGCGCCGGAACCTACGCCCGCAACGTCTACCGAGACGGAACCGACGTTCGAGCAACTGCCCGCCGATCACCCCTTGCTCAGGGCATTGCACGCCGAGCGCGCCGCTGCGAAGGCAGCAAAGGCAGAAGCCGCCACCCTGGCGGACAAGGCCAAGCGACTCGACGCCATCGAGGAAGCAAGCAAGAGCGAGCTCGAGAAGGCCATTGCACGCGCAGACGCAGCCGAGAAGGCCCGCGCCGACGCTGAGGTGTCCGCCATTCGAGCACGCATCGCCGCCGCATCTGGCGTCCCAGAGGGCCTCCTTGTGGGGTCTGACGAGGCAGCCATTCAGGCATCGGCAGACACCGCAACAACGTGGCTCACGACAGCCAAGGCAACCACCCCCGGTGCCGCACCGGCCACCAAGCAAGGAAGCGACGCAACTAGCGCCGCACCGCTCGGCCAGGTCACTGAGGACCAACTCGCATCAATGACTCCCGAGCAGATCAACCAGGCGCGCCGCGAGGGACGCTTGAAGACGCTGCTCGGCACAACCTGAAAGGCCGCCAATCATGGCAATCACCAACTTCAAGCCGACCATCTGGCACGCATCGCTCCTTGAGAACCTGCACCAGAACACCTTCGTCATCCCCACGCTGAACAGCGACTACGAGGGCGACATCATCAACGGCGGCGAGACCGTCAAGATCACCGGGTTCTCCCAGCCCACCATCGGCACCTACGCGGGTTCCATCACGCGCCAGGCACTTGCCGACTCCACCCAGTCGATGCTCATTGACCAGAAGCGCTACTACGCGTACCTGGTCGACGACGTTGACAAGGTGCAGGCGGCGGGTTCATTCGACCCCGTGCAGCGCGACGCTGGCGCAGGTCTGGCCGACGTTGCCGAGGATTACGTGCTTGCGCAGATGCTCGCCAACGGCACCTCGGCTGGCACGACCGCAGTCACCACCTACGCCCTTGCAGATGCGGCCGTGAAGAACATTCGCACGGCACTCGTCAAGGCAAAGGTTCCCGCTGTTGGCCGTTACCTCGCCGTCAACCCCGAGGCCGCTGCTCTCCTGATGGACAACGGCGGTTCGCTGTTCAAGGCGTCGGAGTCCGGTTCGGACGTCACGCTGCGTCAGGGTGTGATCGGTCAGTACCGTGGCTTCACGGTCATTGAGACCCCTTCGGCGTCTCTTGCGAACACGGCCAAGCCGTGCTTCGTCGGCTACTGGGGCCGCGCGGTTGGCTTTGCCCAGCAGTTGCTTGAGACTCGCGCCAACCCGGCCCTGGACGCCTTTGGTGACCAGATCGACGGCCTCCACGTCTACGGCGCCAAGGTGCTTCGCGCCACCGCCGTCCAGACATACGTATCCGCCTAGTAAGGAATCGGCTCATGCCCATTGTCAAGTGCTTGAACGGGAACATCATCGACGTTTCCGAGTCCATCGCTGCCGGACTGCTTGAGCAGGGGCACGAGCTGGTCCCCGAGAAGTCCGAGGCGCCCAGGGTGGCGCCAAAGACTTCCGCACACAAGGCGTAACTAACAACTCAACAGGAGGTGAGACTGTGGCCGTAGTCCAACTTGCGTCTGCCGCTGATGTGGCAACCGCTCTCGGTCGCAGTCTCACCCCTGCTGAACTGTTGAGGGTTGGCCCGATTTTGGATAAGGCGTCGGAGTTGTTTCGGCGTCAGTCGGGCCAACAGTTCACGGCAGGGACGTCGACGGTGCGGCTTAAGGTCAACGGTGGGCGTGTCTATTTGACGCAGGCCCCTGTTGTCTCGGTTGCAACGGTCGTTGATGACGACGCGGTTGCTGTCACGTACACGCGTGCGGGTCAGTGGTTGACGGTTGAGGATCTGACGTCGGCCGATTTCGTGACGGTGACGTACACGCATGGCGGTGACGTTCCAGACCTGGTGCGTCTGACCATTGCGGAGATCGGCGCGAAGGTGCTTTCGGTTGACCCGAAGGCTCGCGCTGGTGTGTCACAGTTCGCCCATTCCGAGGGTCCTTACTCCGAGTCGGGCACGTATGCGACGTGGGCTGTGGGTGGTCAGACGATGCTTGCCCCGGCTGATGTTGCCATTGCTAACTCGTACCGGCCCAAGGTGCCGACCGTGTGGGTGCAGACGCCATGACGTTCACGATTGGGCGTCGTGCGTGGAGTGCTGGCGCGGCTGACGCGATGGGTAATGTGCAGCCTGTTTGGGCTACGGCGGTTGACGTGTATGCGACGTCCATCTATGCCACGAGCGTCGAGGAATTGCCGGCGAACGCACGTGAGGCCAACCGCACGTATGTGACTGTCCTGTTGCCGTCTGGGTCGGGCTTTGATCGCCGCGACTTGGCCGTGGTGCAGGGCGTCGAGTTTGACGTTGACGGTGACCTTGAGACGTTCGCGACCGGCCCCTACGGCTATGACGCTGGTGACAGGTTGAGCCTGTCTCGCGTGGAGGGCTAACCCATGGCTAAGTATCCTCCCGGCACAGTGAAGCTCAACCGTTCCGCGTTCAACAAGATTCGCAAGTCCGATGAGGTCAAGGCGCTCATGCAGGAACTTGGCGACGAGATGGCGTGGGACGCTGGTATGGGTTTTGAGGCCACCACGACGTCGCGCCAGTTTGGTCGCCGTGCTCACACGTATGTGACCGCCGTGACGTATGACGCGCGGGTTGCTGAGGCCAAGGATCACGTGCTGACCCAGGCGCTTGCCGGAATGGCGCAGTGATGGCCGAGCAGATCACACTCCAAAACGTTGAAGCGATCCTGGTCCCCTACTTGACGACGGCCGCCACGGGTGCCACGTCGGTCACGTCTGACATTCCAGACCCCACGCCCGCCAAGTATCTCCGCGTCTTGTCTTTCGGTGGTCCCGCTCGCCGTGACCGTGTGATCGACCGCCCCATTGTGTCCCTTGAGGCGTGGGGGCCAAAGGGTAAGCCGATGGATGCCTGGGCCGTGATGGCTAAGGCTGATGCGGCAATGAACGCGCTCGCAGATGGCGCTCTTGCAACTGTCGCGCATGGTGCGGCTATCGGACGGCCCTACCGCTCAGACGATCCAACTACTGGCCGTCCCCGCTTTGTCTGCAACTACCAAATCACCATCCGCGCCACCACCACATAAGGAGCCATCATGGCAAACCCCTCTGCCGCCGACGTGCGGATTGCACCCCCGAAGGCCACAGGCGGCGTCCTGGTGGCTGCTCTTGCGACCGCCCTGCCTACGTCCGCTGCTGGTGCTACTCCGGGCTTCACGGGCCTGGGCTATGCGGATGAGTCGGGCGTTGAGTTGACCATCGACGAGTCCACCAAGTCGCTGTCCGCATGGGGTGGCGATGTTGTTCGCCGCATCCAGGAGTCGCACGCTGCTTCGCTCAAGGTGACGCTGATCGAGTCCAACGTGGACGCGCTCGAGTTCGTGTTCGGCGCCGCCAACGTTGCGGCCACCACGGACGGCCACAAGGTCACCATCCAGGCCGGTCAGCGCGACTCTGTGGCACTCATCATCGACGCGCTTGACGGTGACTGGGGTATCCGCCTCACTGCCGCGAACGCTCTCGTCACCTCGCTTGGTTCGATCCCGCTGACCCACACGGACGCCGTGAAGTTCGAGGTCACCATTGACCTGCTCCCCGATTCGTCCGGCGCGAAGGCGTACCTGTACATCGAGGACGTTTCCGTCTAGTTGACCAACCCCGTCGTCATGTCGCGCGGACGTGGCGGCGGGGTTGCCCCATCCGCGCACCCCTACCGCGCAAGGAGTAACCCATGTCTTTCACCGTTCCCGAAGCCGACGCACCTGCTGAGGCGTTCGAGTTCACCGTCCCCGGTCGCGATGGCGTCTTTCACATGACACCCATTAGCGAGCTCCCGCTTGGCATCGTCACCGACCTCGCCGATGAGTCGCGCACCATGATTGGTTTGATTGCGGCGGCAGTCGATGACGACTCCCGCGATGCCCTGCGTTCACTCAAGGGCAAGCAGGTGTCCGCACTCATGCAGGCATGGAAGTCCGCAGCAGGTATCACGCCGGGGGAATCCTCGGCCTCCTAGCGCTCATTCGTGAGCATGGGGAGGCCGTGGAGTATGAGTGCATCCGTCACGGTCACCGACTGAGGGACTACCCATCGCGCCGGTACAACTGGCGTGACCTTTGGGTCATCGTTCGCATGGTCCCGCGTGACTCTCCATTGGCCCGCTTGACGCACCCGGTCGAGACGGCGTGGGACACCAAGGATCACCTTTTGGCGGCGGCCGTGGATGCCCTCAATGCGGCGAACTGGCAACGCGGCGGCGGCAAGGGTCGACGCCCGAAGCCCATTGCGCGCCCCGGCGAAACGTCGAGCCAACGCATTGGTAGGCCGATCCCGCTTGATGAACTCAAGGCGAAACTCGAGCGCTGGCATTCGCGTACCGAGTCGCGCCCGGTTGACCCAAAGAGACTCCCCGCTCGATTGCGGGGGTTGACCTCCCAGATGTGACCCACCGAGAGGGGCTGTTATGGCAACCGACGGCCCCGAAATTGCTCGCGCCTATGTGACGATCATGCCCTCCATGAAGGGTGTCGGCACGGCCATCAACAAGGAGTTTGGTGGTGCGGGTGCGGGTGGTGCCGCTGCGTTTTCAGGGGGCATGCTTGCTGGGCTCAAGGGTTTCGCGGGCACTCTGCTGGCGACCATTGGGATCGGTGCGATCAAGGATGGATTCGATTCCATCATTGCTGAGGCGTCCGGGCTCAATGAGGCCAACAACGCACTGAACGTCACCTACAAGGACACTGCTGCTCAACTGTTGGCCATTCGCGAGAACTCTGCGGAGTTGTTCGGCCTGTCAAAGTTGGACTTCTCTAACGCGGCCGTGCAAATGTCCGGGTTCGCCGAAGCCATCGGTGGCACTGGTGGTGCATCCGACGCGTTCGAGTCAATCGTGGGGCGCGCCACAGACTTTGCATCGGTGATGAACCTCGAGGTTTCAGACGCGCTCTCGCTGTTCCAGTCGGGGCTTGCCGGCGAGACGGAGCCGTTGCGTCGTTACGGCATCGACCTTTCCGCCGCCGCCGTTGAAGCGTTCGCGTTTGCAAGCGGCATTGGCGACGGTACTGGCGCACTGACCGAGGCCGAGAAGGTGCAGGCCCGTTACGGCCTCCTGCTTCAAGAGACAGCCGTCACGCAGGGCGATTTCGCGAACACGTCTAACGAGCTCGCAAACAAGCAGCGCATCGCCAACGCTCAGTGGGCTGACGCGCGCGCGAAGTTGGGCACGGAGTTTCTTCCCGTTGCGCTCAAGTTCACTGAGTGGGGTATTGCTGCGATTCCCGTGGTGGAGCGGCTGGCCGACTGGGTGGGTGACCTGTTCGCTAGGTTCGACAACCTCAAGGGACCGGTCGAGGACACCACTGGCGTTCTGGGGTTCGCTAGCACCATGTGGGGCGAGTTGTCCACGCTGTGGACGACCACGGTTGCCCCTGCGCTGGCGGACCTGTACAAGATCTTCAACGACGACGTGAAGCCGGTTCTGCAGGACGTGTCGGCGGAGTTCAATACCAACCTCAAGCCAGCGATGGTTGATCTGGCGGACTTCATGGCCACGTATGCGGTGCCAGTGGTGAAGTTCTTCTTTGAGTCTTGGGCCAACGGCATGGCGTTCTTCCTCTCCAATGTCGCACCAACGCTGATTAAGGTTGGCGGGTTCCTGGGTGAGCAAATCATTGATCGGGTTCAGACTGGCATCGAGTTGGTTAATCTCTGGGTCGAGGGCTTCAACATCATGAAGGGTGCTGTGGTGACGGTTGCTTACGCAATCGGGTCTGCTTTCAAGACGGCGTTCAATGGCATCGCGCAAGCCTGGAACAAGTCTGTTGGTTCCCTGTCCTTCACGATCCCGGACATTGTGGGTGTGCCGAATCGTGGTGAGACGTTCAGTTTCCCCAAGATTCCGCTGCTTGCGGAGGGTGGCATTGTTACTAAGCCGACGTTGGCGATGGTGGGTGAGGGTCCTGAGTCTGAGGCTGTGATTCCGCTGTCGAAGCTCGACGCGATGCTGAGTGGGCGCGGCGGTGGTAAGGGCCAGACGATCCACATTCACGGTATCCAGAACGTTGACCAGATTGCGGCCGAGTTGCCGCGTATCCAGTACAGGGGCGCCGCATGATTCCGGTTCAGGCTCAGCGCGCAACCTTGGGGACGTTTGAACTGTCGGCGACTCACGCGGGCGACATTGACGTGATCCTTGAGGACCTCGATGGTTGGGGTGCTCCGGCATCATCGGCTGAGACGGAGCAGAAGCCGGGCCAGCATGGTGTGTGGGTGTCTGACGGCTTCCATGTGGGCAAGTACATGACGGCCATGGGGACGATCATTGCGCCTTCGCGGGACCAGGCTCGTGAGAAGTTTGACGAGTTGGTCTCTGCGGCTACGTTGACGGACACGACGCTCACCGTTATCGAAGGCTCCATGACGCGTGCGGTGACGGTTCGCCGTACTGGTGACGTGACGTATCAGCCCGAAGCAGATGGGTGCCTGGTCAACTGGTCCACGGTGTTGCTTGCGGCCGATCCGCGCAAGGTGACGACCGACCTGACGGCCTCGACTGGTCTGCCTGCCACGTCGGGCGGCATGACGTTCCCGATGACGTTCCCGTTCACGTTCTCGGAGACGGTGACGTCGGGTGTGGTGACGCTCACCAATCCTGGCAACGCGCCGGGTCGCGTGACGTTGAAAATCACGGCAGGCGTGGGCGGCCTAACCGGTCCGGCCGTGACGCATATCGCATCGGGCACGGTGTTGCAGTTTGCGACGTCATTGACGATCCCCGAGGGCAACTGGATCTATGTTGACATGGAGGCCCGCAAGGTTCTCGAGAACTCGCAGCCGGGTGCTGAGCGTAATGGTTGGGTTACGGGTCGCGGTTGGTCGGAGTTCCAGCCTGGGGCAAACCAGTGGGCGTTCACGGCGCAGTCTGGCGTTGGCACCATGGAAGTGACGGCTACGCCGTCGTGGTGGTGACATGAGCAAGTTGGAGTGGGTGGCGTGTTCCGCGACCACTGGTGTCGTCATCACGGACTTGCCGGGGCTGAGTGTTGACCGGATCGCCGATGCGATGAACGGCTATGAGACGGCTTCGGGCGTGTTGATCCTGGGTGCCGATACGTCGGCGGAGTGGCTGAATGCGACCCGCCCCGGTGGCGCGTACCTGGTGCTGCTCGAGGATGACGTGCCAGTGTGGGGCGGGCTGATTGCTCGCCGCACGCGTGGCAAGGGCAACTCGGTGCTGATCGACATGGGCACCCCGGCGACGTACTTGCGTCGCCGCTTTGTGGGCGATGTGACGTATACCAGTGATGACCAGTGCTCCATTGTTGAGGCGCTCGTGGTCGCATACGGCGAGGCCGACGGTCTGCCTTTCAACTACGACGTGTCGGCGTCTGCGATCACCCGCGACCGCACCTATCTGGACCTGAACGACAAGTCACTCTTCTCTGTCATGTCCGAGCTCGCAGGCGTTGACGGTGGCCCCGAGTGGATGGTGGGTTGGGTCGCAACGACGGTGGGCACGCAGACTGCATACAAGCCGCAGTTGGTTGTTGCTGATCGCCTGGGCACGACACCGAACGCTGGACTTGACCCTGCCGTCACGTGGGAGTTTCCTGGCTCGATCACTGACTTCACGCTGGTCGAGGACTACGGGGACGGGTCTGGCGCGAACGACGTCATGGCGGTGTCGACGGCCGTGAACGATGTGCGACCCGAGTCGTCGCACGTGCTGGTGACCGGTGACTCGCGCCCCAAGTTCGAGTTGAGGTTCACACCATCCACGTCGATCAGCAGCACGGAGACGTTGGACTCGCACGCGGCATCTAAGGCGGCGCTGGTGGGCCAGGGCTCGCGGTCTTTGGCCGTGTCGCTTGTTGGCGATGCGGCTCGTCCGGGGGTTGATTTTCGGATGGGCGATGTTGTGGGCTTTGAGATCGGCGGCCTGTCTCATCCGATGCTTGCGTACCCGGACGGCCTCGGTGGCACGGGTCGTGTTGTTGGGTGGTCGCGCACTCTCAGTGGTGTTCAGCAGGTGACGCCGGTCCTGGCAGATTTGGTGGTGACTCATGGCCGGTGGTGACGCATCACATGTGCCCGCAGCGTTGGACCCGAGCTGGATCAATCGCAAGTTCGAGGCTATCGAGCAGTGGCAACGCGAAATGATGCCCTCGGTGGCGCGCACGGTGACCGACATCGTCGGCTCCCTTGTTACGCCCGCCATAGTCAGCGCAGTGCACCCGGCTGCGTTCGTGATACCAGACTCGGCTTTTCCTGGAACGGCGATCATCACTACCACGGTGACGATCCCCCCCAATCGCACGCGGGCAAAGTTCATGCTCAATGCAATGATTCAGTCATACAACACAACTCCGGCAACATGGAGTTTCGCCATGAACCTTCGAGTCAACGGGTCGCTGGTTGGCTGGGGCGGGCAAGACGTTCCCTACACGGCACCCGGCGCCTACATCACATCATTCAGGATGGCGTCCGGCTCGCTTAGCGGATTGGTCCCCGGCGAAAGTGTCACGGTAGAGGTTCTGGCCTACGGCGCTGGGTATGCCTGGACTAGCACCGCAGACAACGCTGCGATGGTGACCGGCGTTGTCATATTCGACGTCTAACTAGCGCGGCTCGGACCATCCGTTGGCGAACGACTCGCCAGTGACAACCATTTCAATGGTCATCGCCTGAGCCAGCGCCACCATGTTGGGGTCGGAAGCCTCCCACGCGTCATGCCTCGCACGAGCGTCGCCAGCGGTCGTCACCTGCCATACATCGGGGGCCGGGTAGTAAGAGTGGGGAGCCTGCCTCATGTTGTCCATGTGGACACACTATCGCTGGACGGTCACCCACTCAACACAAATGTGACAAACACCACACCCAGGGAGCACTCGTGACCATTCACGCTATCGGCCTGACGACGCTGAACAACACGGCGAAGGACTTCCGCAACGACATTTCAGCGGCCATGTTCGGCGCCACCACGGCACGCCCCACAGGAGGACGCTCGGGCACCCGCTACGGCACCCCCACCAGCACGGTGTCACTCGTGGCGTTCGCCGGGACAATCAAGCCTCACTCCGGCTTCATGGACGTACAAACGTCGGCAACCGCTGGCCCCTACTGGTACGCAGTAACCGCGAACGAAACCTTCACCGTTTCTGCGGCGCACGCCACTCTCCCTCGTGTTGACATCGTGACAATCCGCATCAACGACAACGTTGAGGACGCAAGCGGGCTAGAGACTTGCACTGCGCACTACAAGGCTGGCACCGCCGCCGCCTCGCCCGTTGCGCCCACTCCCGACACGACACGTGAGATGGTGATCGCGACCATCGCCGTACCGGCGTCAGGCGGGGGCAACCCCGTCGTTTCCTGGGTTGCACCATACGCGGTCGCTGCCGGTGGCATCATCCCCGTGCGCACCAACACGGAGCGCGACGCACTGCATGTCGCATATCCCGGAACTACCGACGCGCCACTGGTGATTTGGCATAAGGCAGACGCGGCGTTCTACTACAACGACGGCACCGGTTGGTCCGAGCTTGGGGCCGACCTTGCACCCATAGAGGCAGACGTCGCCGCACTACAGGCGGCCGTTGCCGACATCGGCGAGATCTCCATGACCCCGACATCTGTTTCTGGAACTGGCGTGTCGGTATCCGGCTCTCGAATTGTGTTGACCGGCGCCACGGGGAACATCTCCATCAACGGTTGCTTCGATCCCGCGTACTCGCATTATGTGGTGAAGATGCGCCTTGCGGTTGCGTCTGGCGGCGGCGGCGTAGGCATGACACTGCGTGCCTCTGGCACCAATGCCACCACGGCCTATGATCGCAACCGGCTCTCGGGTGTGAACACGACGGTCAGCGGCGCCCAGTCGCTCAACGCGGCATCTTGGGAGCTTGTGGCTGCTGTGCTTTCTGCTGGCACTCACACGGTCACCCTGGATCTGTCGAGCCCCGCCGAGGCGCTTGCCACTACGGGGGTTCTCATCACGGCATCTACCGACAACCCGATGACCACGGCGGCGGCCATTAACAACGCGGCGGTGCAACACCGCACCGCCACCGCGTATGACGGGTTCTCGCTGGCCATGAGTACCGCCGCCTTTACGGGCTACATCACGGTGACGGCGGTGAATGCTTGATGACCAAGGTCAGCATTGGCAACGGGTTCTGGCTTGAGGCGTCGGCGGCTGCGTCGTTCTCGCGGTGCCTTGCTGCGGGCGCTCCGTTCGCGCTCGAGTCGGCGGGGCGCTCCTGGGCTTTCCAGGCGTCTCTGTGGGTGCGCTA